GAAGGGTTTATAGATAAGACAGTATTAGCTAATGAGTACTTTGTTGACCCTAGATTGGCTGTATCAGGTAGTGAAGCATCTGTTTACGCTAACTTAGCTAGATTTGAGAAAGAGCTGAAAGGCAAGAGAAATGCATAACCAATTTCAATCAACCTCCAAACTTGTGTTGACAGAGAACGGACTACAAGAAGTTTATGAGAAAGGTAACCTTAGCTATATAAAAAATGTTGCAGATGGGTTTACGGTGTATGAGATTGTAGCGAATGAAGCTGTGTTAGATAAAGAGGTAGCCTTAGATAAGTACCCAGAGGAAGTACTATGAGTGAAGAGTACCCGAAGTATGAAGGAATAGTGGAAGTTTACTTCGCCAAAAAAGATGCTAAGGAATCGTTAAGTAGCATGATAGCCAGCATGGCAATGAAAGACATACGAGAGAGGTATATGGACCGGTTTGCGGATGAATACCCTGAGGAACTGCTGTGAAACTGCTACAAATGTATGCAGGCAAAATCGCACAGTATGTGATTACCAAAGAGAACCTGGTTGGTATGGAGATGGTGCAACAGTTTGACATACCGTGTATGTATACTTGGTTATATGCGGAAGAGATAGTACCGATGCTGAGAGGTACACACAAACTTAGCTACTGCACTCATTGGGAGTGGAAGAGACTGTATAATAAACATTTTGAACAGTATACGGAGGTACTAGAATTTGATGACCTGAATGACCTATTAGATAAAGTACCGGAGATGTTCCTATGAAGCTAAAGGTAACTAAAGCAGAGAATAGTGGTAGTGGTATATTATATATATTAGTTATGGATATAGAAGGAGAGGTAGTATATAAGGTAGGAGTAACACAAAGAGATAAGATAGAGGATAGAGTGTGTGAAATACTGGCTAGCTTCTTCAAGAGTTATAGGTATTTTTGCTGGTTACGACCTAAGAGGTTTAAAAAGACAGATGATGTGTATGCAAAAGAGACTAAAATGCATAAATATCTAAGTGAATATCGATACGTATCAGAAAAGCGTTTCTCAGGCAATACAGAGCTGTTTACAGGTATTGACTTAGATATATTGGTAGATTTGTATGAGAAAATGTTAACTGGTGAAGAGCCAGAAATGAAAGAATGGCAGAATGACGTTAAAAGTAAGTAAGCCAGATAGAGATCTAGAGGTAGAACTAAGAGAAGAAGAGGCTTGGCTAAAAGAGTTAGTAGACGATATTTTACCTAGAGGGTTTTGGTTGGACAACGAATGGAGCTGGATCGTACAAGAGAGAGGGCGGACTCGTGCGAAAATTAAAGGGATTAAGAAAGAACTAAGTATGGCTTAGCTATAATAACAAAGAAATAAGCATGTTGGCGTAATAGGCTATAAAAATGATGTTTATGACAAGAAATTTCACCTCGTTACAGATGTAGCGGGGTTTTTTTATGCCTAGCGTAAGGAAACTTAAAGGGAGCTTTAAGTATAATAGCCCTAAACATACAGGAGAAAGAAATGAGCATGGTAAAATTCTATTTTGACGATGGAAAAACTAAGACTTTTAATATGGGTGGAAGTGTGCGTGGAATACGGCATAATGGACTACGGCCTTACTTGGCGGCGATTTACGGGCGTATTGGGGATAGACGTTTAGAGCAGGAGCAATTGTACACTTGTATACTACCTGCATTACAGATTAATGGGAAGACAAAAATAATGAATGGGTTAGATAAATCAAAGCAATAACTAAAGAAGATATACAGAAAGCGCTGCCTAGCCGAAAAGGTGGGGTAACAGATGAGATTGTAGATATAATTAACAAGAGTCAAACAGAACCAGAGTTTCAAGGTGAGAGTTTACTGCAGACAGCAACTACATATGAAAGAGTACTTCAGCAAAATAAAGCAGGAATAAAGCAGTATTTGAATGCTATTAGATTTTGTAGTTACTTAATATCGTTAGATGATAACTTTACAGAAGCATACAAGAAAGTGTTCTGGGATACAGAATTTGTAAAGAGTAAATTAGATTTGAAGTCAGATGATAGTAAGTATAAGGAACTAACTAGTGCTGCTAGTAGGTATAGAAAAAGTAAACTGGTGGTAGATATACTAACGGTTAGTCAAGTACCGATGCATTTGATGTTTACAGGTATGCAGTATCAAGCGGTTGGGGTGTTGCATGAAGTGATGATGACAGCTAAACTTGATAGAGATAAAATTAATGCGGCTAAGGAGCTCCTTGCAGCCACTAAGGCGCCCGAAAACATAAAAATAGACCTAGACATAGGGGTAAAAGAAAACAGCGCTATACAGCAGTTAAATGAGCAGCTAGCACAGGTAGGATCTAACCAAATTAAACATCTGGAATCAGGAACTACAGATTTAAAGAAACTTGGGGCTATGAAAGTGAAAAGAGAAGAAGACATAGTTGAAGGAGAAGTGTATGAGTAAGTATATACCTACGAGAGAATCGTTGGAATTTATTGCGTTTATTAGGGCGTGTAGTGTGGAAGACAATGCGAATGCAGAGATTCACTACAAACTTGCAGATAAATATTTTGGTACAGATAAGCAGGTTCTTATTGAAGCATTTAGGGGATCAGCTAAGAGTACGCTGATGGAGTGGTTTATTATATATATTGCTGTTAAGGGGATGTTACCTAACTTTGGTAAAGTTGCCTTTATTGGGTTTATTGGGGATTCCATGGAAAATGGGGTAAAGAATGCTTTTAGAAATATTGCAGGTAAAATTGACCAATCTGAACTGCTTAGAGAGGTATTGACGATTAAAAGAAAGACAGATAGTGAAATGGAATTGGTAAACGCTGACGGAGTAGAGCTGAATCTAAAAGGATATGGAGCCGGTACGAATATAAGGGGGGTTAGATATAAAGGGGCAAGACCTGATATTATTATACTAGATGATATTACTACCAATGAAGCTATTACGTCTGAGACAATACAGAATACGATTAATAATAACTTCTATAAATCAGTAATACCTGCGTTACACCCTACTAGGTTTAAAATATTCTTTATCGGTACGCCTATATCTGAGAAAGATATTATTCATCAATTAAGTAGTAATACAGAGTGGACAGTACATAGATTTCCTATATGTAGTAAGTTTCCTTGTGAAAAAGAAGACTTTGAAGGTAATTGGGTAGACCGTTTTCCGTATGAGGCTGTTAAAAGTAAGTATGATATGTATAAGTCTTCAGGTAAAGCACAGGATTTCGCACAAGAGTATATGCTAGAGTTGTTAGATCTAAGTGATCTGTTAGTAGATGAGAAGGATATTAAGTGGTTTGATCCAGAAGTGGTGATAAAGAGAAGAGGTGCATATAACTTTTACATTAGTACCGACTTCGCTACAAGTACTAAGAAGAGTGCTGACTACAGTACATTAGGTATATGGGCAATAAATAACAATAACGACTGGATGTTGGTAGACGGACAGTGTAGAAGACAGACAATGCAGGAAAACATAGATGACCTGTTTAGATATGTACAGAAATGGAAGCCTTTGAGTGTTGGTATAGAAAGCTCAGGACAACAAGGTGGGTTTATCAGTATATTAGAGGAAATGATGGTAACTAGGAATACATGGTTTAGTTTCGCTAAGAAACCAGGAAGTAAAGAACCTGGAATCAGACCTATTAGTGATAAAGTACATAGATTTGTGACAGGTGTTCAACCTAAGTTTAAACAAAATAAGGTTTGGTTACCTAAGCCAGAGTATACAGAAAAGAAAAACCCTAAGTTACATGCGTTAGTTGAAGAATTAACGAGTGAGCTGAGTAAATTTACCATGGCTAGTGGGGTTAAAAGTTTAAAACATGATGATGCATTAGACTTGTTAAACCAATTAAGTGAAATGGAAACATATGCTCCAAGTAATGATGAGGTATATGAAGATAAAGATACAGGTATGATGATAGGAAGTGAGATATATTGGCCTGAGGATAGTGATGACTATGGCAGTAACGGCGGTAGTACTATGTTTTAAGGTGGTGCAAAGGTTAAATTAGCTAAAATAGCCTTAAAATCAGGAGGAACGGATGACAGTAGGACAGGTTATAGAATTAGCCAAGGCTGGTGAAGTAAAATCGCTAGCAGTAAAAGACAATCTGGACTCATTAATAGGATACTTAAACTTAGGTTTATTGGAGCTGTATAAACGGTTTCCAATAGACACTGAGGAATTGATATTAACGTTAGGAGAAGATGGCACACCTGAAAATTCGTACACTATGATTAGTGATACGATATATAAGATGCCTGACAACTTCATGTACCTAATAACAGCATATGACGAGGTTCCAGAGACTTCAAATGAGCTGGTAGCAGAGATACCTATAAATGAAGAAGATAATCCATTAAGTATAAACACGATATCGTGGAATAAAGTACAAGTACCATTGATAGTACAAGGGGCACATTTATCCTTGATATATGCATCGTCACCTAGCTACTTTACAGCGGATAATCTAGACGAAGAGGTACCTTTACCGGCGCAGTTAATTGAGCCGTTATTGCTATATATAGCGTACAAGGGACACTCGAGTGTAGAAAGTTCACCTCAACAAGAGGATGCAGTGTTGTATGCAAGGTTTGAAGGAAGTTGTGACGTAGTTAGGACATTAGGTATATTTACAGGTGATGACTTGTCAATGAGTGGTAGAATATTTACCAGAGGATTTGCATAATGAATGAAGGAGTAAGTATTGCCTAGAAGAAGTACGACTCTCAGTAACGTTGCCGGAAGCGCAATAACACGAGAGATAGATAGTAAATATGATGTGATTAAAGAAGTTAGTCAGCATTTGGACGAGATTGCTCAGATACTAGAGATGGATTTGACAACGTTGTTGGCTGAACTGCAAGAAGCAGCTAACTTTGAAGGATTGTCTGTTGAAACTGGAGAAACTGCCGGATGGGATGCAGTTAATAAAGTTATCACAGTACCTACAGTTGCTGGAGAAGACGGGATTGATGGTGAAGACGATAAAGACCTAACAGTAGATAGTATTAGCTATAATGCGAGTACTGGTGAATTTACATGGACCTTTAGTGACAGTACAATGTATATTACACCGGACTTAAGGGGAGAGAAGGGCGATGTAGGGGTTGGACTACAAGGGGAGAAAGGTGACACAGGGCAGAGAGGGTACATAGGATATACACCAGTGGTGGATATGTGGGTAGATGACGAAGGAAATCTAGTAT